TTGCTGATGGTATAGTAGGAGATGGAACTTGGAATAAAATTATGGGTACGTCACCTGCTGCTACTCCTGCTCCAGCAGTTATTCCTCCTAGTTCATTTAAATTAGATAAATTAAAGGGACATATCCCTGATTCAGTAATTGCTGCTATTCCTGATACTGCTGCTAAGTTTAATATTACAAATGTTTTACGTTTAGCTCATTTTCTTGCTCAAGCAGGACATGAATCAGGTCAGTTTAAAGCTACTAGTGAGAATTTAAATTACAGTTCAAAAGGATTATTAGGTATTTTCCCAAGATACTTTACTCCAGCTTTAGCAGAATCTTATGCTCGCCAACCTCAAAAAATTGCTAACAGAGTTTATGGAGGTAGAATGGGTAATGGAGTTGAAGCTACAGGTGATGGATTTAAGTTCAGAGGTAGAGGATATATCCAATTAACAGGTAAAGATAATTACACTCAATTTGATAAAACTGTACCCGAAGATATTTTATCTAATCCTGATTTAGTATCAGGTAAATATGCTTTAATGTCTGCTGCTTGGTTTTTTGATAAAAATAAATTATGGGCTATTTGTGATAAAGGAGCCGATCAAGCTACAGTAACAGCAGTAACTAAAAGAGTAAATGGTGGAACAATTGGTTTACCTGATCGTATTAAACATTTCAACGAATATTATAATTTATTAAAATAATGAGTGAATTTCAATTAAAAGAAGGACAAGGGTATATTTACGTTGGTGAATACTTTCATAAATTTGGAGGTAAAGTACCTACAGAAAAGAAAATAGGTAAAACCGATGACCTATTAAAAATACCCCAAATAGATGACTATGCATTTAGTTTAGACTTTACAGCAGCAGATATTTATCTTGTTGAAAATGTAGAGGTTCTTTACACTGCTTTAACATCAGTATTGGGTCATGATCTTATTAAAGAAGATTGGTTTGCAGATTCAGATAATGATTTAAAAGAAAGAGTAGCTAACTTTATGAAAGCTTTAGGATATGTAGAAATTGCTGATGTGGATGATGATGGTATTCCTGATCATTTAGACGACGTTATAGGTTAAAATCAACACCCTCCATGAACGACATGAGGTCGTTTATTATAGGCGCTATATGAAAGTGTATGGCGCCTATATGTATCGGGGTATGGATGTTAATAAAATATTTAACTTGTTTAATGGAGATGAACCCGAGTCATTAAGGGAGAAAGCTCAACAAGTAGATACTTTATTAGACTATAAAAACCACCCTTTGTTCTGGGTAGGAATGTTTAAAAAACTAATTCAGAATCATCAAGTATTTAATGATCAATTACTACAATTTTTTGATAAATTAGATGAGGGATTAAGTACAGTAGATGTAGATAAAGCAGGTGAATTTTTAGTATTTAATAGAGCATACGAGTATATTCAAAAAGTAGATCCAGATAATTTGGTTACTCAAGAGGCCTTATTTAGATTCGCAGATATACATCTTAAGGTTGCCCTAGAATTATCAATAAATTATTTCCAAGAACACGAGGAATATGAAAAGTGTTCACATCTCAAAAAGAATTTAGAATTTGTAAAACTTCTCTTAACTTAAGCTTGGAGGATCTTACTTCCAATATTATATTCCAATCACGGGAAAAGGAAAAAAGAGAATAAAATATGAAAAATAGAGAAATAATAATGAGACGGTTGGAAAGAGCAGAGGGGGAAGTAGAGAAGATCCATTTCTTTTTGAACCGAGGTGGTTCAAGGGAACAAGTTGAAGAAGTATTAGTTACGATACGTGAAGCTATTAGTGATGCTAAAGCGTTTGTACAACAAGAACCATTAAGTCCGGGAGAAGTTAATCCATTTTAATTATGAATTTAACAGCAGAACAAATCCAACAAAATTGGATAAGGATGATGGGCTTTATTGAGGACCATATTTCATCTCCTCGTAAAGAAAAATTAATTGAGTTTTATGAAAAATTTAGTGAGCGTTTAATGTTGATGCCTGCTGCTCATAAAAAAGAATACCACAATGCTTTTCCGGGAGGTTATGTAGAGCATGTTAATAGAGTTATTACTTGTGCTCTTCACCTTCATGATTTATGGGCTCAAATGGGAGCTGATGTTTCGACATACACTAAAGAGGAATTAGTATTTTCTGCCTTAAATCATGATTTAGGTAAAATGGGTTCTGAAGATGAAGAATCATATATCCCACAAACTGATAACTGGAGACGTGAAAAATTAGGTGAGGATTATATGTTTAATACTAAAGTCCCATTTGCTTCTGTTCCTGATAGAGGATTATTTTTACTTCAATCTAATGGTATCCAATATACTTTTAATGAAATGATTACTATCCAAACACATGATGGTTTATATGATGAGGCAAATAAGAAATACTTAATGACTTACCTCCCAGAACAAAAACCACGTACATCATTACCATTTATTATACATCAAGCGGATTTAATGGCTGCTAGAATTGAGTTTGAAAGAGAATGGTTACCTAAATTACAGGGTAACGTGGAAACCAAAAAGAAACCATTTACATTGGGTACCAATAAATCAGCTCTAACAACTTCAGCCGCTAAATCTAAAGCATTAGGTAGCGTAAAAAGTGAGGGACTTAAAAACCTATTAGACAACTTATGATATTAACAATTGTATTACTTTCAATATTGGTCGTGACTCTTGGATTCACGACCTTTAATCTTCTTAGAAAAAATGAAAAACAAGAAGATATTCTCTCAGGTTATATGACCTATTTAAACAAAATATCCGACACTATTGAAATGGCAGAGAAAAAAATGATTGAAGTAGATGCTAAAGGTAGTTTCAAATCAGATGATGAGGTAGGATTTTTCTTTGAACAAATTAAAACAATTCAAGCTGCTTTAAATACTTTTGTTATTAAAAACATTACAAAATAATGGAAGAGGTAGTAGTAAAGAAAAAAAAGAAGGGTGTCCAATACTTTACCCAAGACACAGAGGATGCTATTGTATTATACAATAACACTACTGATTTTGAAGTAAAAAGTAGAATATATCATGATAGGATTCATTATGCCTTTTTTAAACTTACCGAAAACATTATTCATACCTTTAAATTCTATTATACTGAGGTAGATAATATTGAGGATTTACAACACGAAGTAATTACTTTCCTACTATCTAAAATCCATCTATTTAATCCAGAAAGAGGAGCTAAAGCATATTCTTATTTTGGAACTATTGCTAAACGTTACCTTATTTTATCAAATCAAAAGAATTATAAAAAACGCATTGATACTGTTGCTTTAGATACTATTGAAGAAGATGAGGAACATTCATATAGTATCGATGATTCATCGCACGATGAGCGTTTATCGAGGTTTATAGACATTTATACCGAATATTGCACCCGAAATATTTATAATATATTTCCTAAAGAATATGACGCTCAAATTGCGGATGCTATTTTAGAATTATTTCGCAAACGAGAAAATTTAGATGTGTTTAATAAAAAAGCACTTTACATTTATATCCGTGAAATTATAGATGTTAAAACACCTAAAATTACTAAAATAGCTAATCAGCTATATGATATTTTTAAAGAAAATTATGTATTTTATTTAGAACACGGATATACAAATTTTTAGTTTTAATATTTATAAAAAACTAAATGTATATTTATGTCACAATTTGAAAATATTATTTTTGGTAAGAAAAAATTCTCCGATGTTTTGGAGGAAATTTACAATAACCAAAAGAAAAAAGATCAACAGGTTACTGCTCTAATTAATGAGTTAAAACCTTTAATTTCCGATATTGGGGATGCTACTTTGGTAGTTCCTTTGATTAAAGAATATATGGAAATTAGTGTAAAAAATGATGATATTTTGATTAAGATGGCTGCCTTAGCTCAACGTGCTATGGCCACAGTAACATCTGAGGGAGCATTAACCATTTCCGATGAGGAAAAAGAGCAGCTATTATCTGCTATGAATGAGTTAAAAGGAGGTAAATAATGGCCCAATATGGATTTTCAGCTTTAAACTATCAACTTAATGCTAACGCTAATAACAATTTTGTTAATGCTAATGCTATTGCTCAAGCAAATTTAATTAGAGCAGTTAGAGTATTAAGTATTGTTTTAGATGAAACTCATCCAAGATTTAAAGAATTAGGTGAATGGAATGGTTTAGGAATTATTGAATATGAGGATGTAATTAATCCTTTACCTTCTCCATCTTTACCAATAGCAAGACCATTAACAGGTAATTTTAAAAATTTACCATTAATAAATGAGGTTGTTTATATAATTGCTCTTCCTGATACTGAAATTGAATCTATATCTTCAAATACTATTGAATATTATATTAATATAGTTTCACTTTGGAATCATCCTCATCATAATGCTTTTCCAACCACTCCAAATACATTACCTCCAACCCAACAAAAAGATTATATTCAAACAGAAGCTGGTAATGTTAGAAGAGTAATAGACCAATCTACAGAAATATTTTTAGGTAAAACATTTGTTGAACGTTCTAATATTCACCCTTTATTACCTTTTGAAGGAGATATGCTTTATGAAGGTAGATGGGGTAATTCAATTCGTATTGGTTCTACAGTAAAAAATACTCCTAATAATTGGTCTACAGTAGGTACAGATGGAGATCCTATTTTAATTATTAGAAACGGACAAGGTGTTCAAACAGAAGAAGGTTGGGTACCAACAGTAGAGGATATTAATAATGATGATTCATCTATTTATGCTACAAGTACTCAAAAAATACCTTTAAAGGCTTCAAGTACTCTTTATGATAGTTATAAAACAGCCCCTACAGCTCCTGATCAATATGCTGGAAAGCAAATA